AATCTTGGAGAATTGACGGACGTTGAATATTTCCAGAAGAAACTTTACAGATCACTTGGAGTTCCAGAATCAAGAATTGCCTCCGATGGTGGATTCAATCTTGGTCGTTCATCAGAAATTTTAAGAGACGAACTTAAGTTTTCCAAGTTTGTAGGTCGCTTAAGAAAAAGATTTGCAAATCTTTTCAGTGATATGCTTCGTACACAACTTATCTTAAAAAATATTGTAACTCCAGAGGATTGGGAAAAAATTTCAGATCATATTCAATATGACTTTTTATATGATAATCAATTTGCAGAATTAAAAGAAACTGAATTATTGAATGATAGGTTGGCAACTGTGGCGACAATGGAACCTTATATTGGAAAATACTTCTCGGTAGATTATGTGCGTAGAAAAGTATTAAGGCAAACGGATTCTGAAATCATAGAAATTGATAAGCAAATTGAAAAAGAAATAAAAGATGGTATTATTCCAGATCCAAACTCGATTGATCCAATAACAGGAGAACCCCTCCCTCAAGGCGGAGAAGTTGGACCTCTTGGACAAGTTCCAGAAGAACCAGATTTAGAAGCACAAAGTGCATCTGTTGATGCCCAGTTGCAGAAAGATAGTAAAAAAGCAGAGATATAAATAAAAATATACTGTTATATTAATTTTATGGAAGAAATTGTCGATTTAATTGCAACTGATTCTTCAGCCTCTGATATTAGAGATAAAATAAAAGAAGTTTTGTTTACTAAAGCTTCGGAAAGAATTGAAAATCTTCGTCCTCAAGTTGCAACTTCTATGTTTGATACTGAAATTGAAGACTCAGAAGAGGAAGGAGAATGACCGGAAGAGTTAAGGTTCTTGGACAAGAAGCAGCACTACCAACAACTACAGGAGCAGCAACTAGTTTTAGTTCGGCAACTGTTGTTCGTCTAGTAAATACTGCAACTGCTGCCGATCATTTGGTCACAGTTGTTGAAACACAAAGTGGAACAGTTGTAGGTTCATTTACAATTATGAGAAGTCAATCTCAATTGTTAGAAAAACAACCATCACACTGCGTTTATGCTGCAAACGCTGCTGTACTAGGAGCAAAAGTAGGATTTACAAATTAAAAACAATGAAACTCATCACAGAAGAAGTATCAGAAGTTAAGTTCATTACAGAAGGAAAAGGTTCTTGCAAAAAATGTTATATTGAAGGAGTATTTCTTCAAGGAGACATTAAAAATAGAAATTGAAGAATGTATCCTTTTGAAACTCTTTCACGTGAGGTAGAAAGATATAATGAAAACTTCATTCAAAAAGGTCGTGCTCTAGGAGAACTTGGTCATCCTGATGGTCCTACCGTCAATCTTGATCGTGTTTCTCATAAGATTGTTTCTTTAACTTGCGAAGGAACAAATTTTAAAGGTAAAGCACAACTTTTAGAAACCCCAATGGGAAAGATTGCAAGATCTCTCATTGATGAGGGTGTAATGCTTGGCGTTTCTTCTCGTGGTGTTGGATCTTTGAAAGAGGATCACACTGGTTGCAAAATTGTTGGTGAAGATTTTATGCTTGCAACTGCAGCAGACATCGTTGCCGATCCTTCTGCACCTGATGCTTTTGTTTCAGGAATTATGGAAGGTAAAGAGTGGGTTTGGGAAGGAGGAATTCTTCGTGAAAAACTCGCTGAATCAACTAAGCGTAGAATTAATACTCTAGTTGATGAAAGAAAACTTCAGGAACATAAGATTCAACTGTTCCAAGATTTTCTTTCAAATCTATAATTTATAAATAAATATAGATTATATACAGAAATCTAAACAAATGTCCGTTGGTAGAAATTTACAAGAAATGGAAAACGTAGTAACCAAAGGAGCCAAGCCTGCAGAACCAATGCAAAAGTTGGATCTGGACACTCCAGGTCAAACAGGAAGTTGGGAAGATCTTGGTGGACCTACCCCAGAAAATTATAAGTCCGACGATGATTCGGCAAAACTAAAAGAGCCTTCAGCAACTCTTGCTTCGGTTAAAAATGTTGTTAATAAGGGTGCAAAACCAGCAGAACCAATGAAGCATATGGCAAAAGAAGAGGTCGAGGAAGAAGAAGATCTCGTCGATGAGGAAGAAGTTCTCGAAGACGAAGAGGAAGTAGTTGCCGAAGCTGCTGAAGAAGAGGAAGAGGAAGAGAAAGAAGAGGAAGGCGGCAAGAAAAAAGGTAAGAAAGAGAAGGAAGAAGAAGATGAAATGAAGGAAGAGTTTGACATTGAAGAAGATGTCAACGCTCTCCTTGCTGGTGAGGATCTTTCCGAGGAATTCCAAGAGAAGGCTCGCACCATCTTTGAGGCAGCAATCAAATCTAAGGTTGCTGAAATCAAAGAACAAGTTCAATCACAATATGAGGAGCAACTTATTGAAGAAGTTGCTACCATCAAATCAGAACTTATGGATCGTGTCGATGCATACCTTGAGTATGTTGCTGATGAGTGGATTTCTGAGAATACACTCGCAGTTGAGCACGGTCTTAAGACTGAAATGACCGAATCATTCCTCCAAGGAATGAAGAGTCTTTTTGAAGATCATTATGTAACAATCCCTGAAGATAGATATGATGTCATCGAGAGCATGGTAGATAAACTTGATGAAATGGAAGAAAAACTCAACGAGCAAATCGAAAAGAATGTTGCTCTTAATAGAAGATTAGCGGAGTCAGTTGCTGATGTAATCTTTGCAGAAGTCGCTGAGGGTCTTGCACTTTCTCAGAAGGACAAACTCGCTTCTCTTGCTGAAAATGTTGAGTTTGATAGTGAACAGACCTATCGTGAGAAACTAGTAACTCTGAGAAATTCTTATTTCTCATCTAATGCAACTAGTGCTCAAAGAGAAGTTTCTGAAGAGATTACTGAAACGGTTGATGTTTCAACCCAATCTATTTCTCCTCTTATGGAGTCATATCTCTCAGTTCTCAGCAGAGCTTCAAAGAAGTGATTTTTAAATCATAAAAGATCAAACTAACTTTTTTAACGAGGTAAACCCAAATGCAAATGTTCAATGCCGAGCATCTGCAGGAGAAGTGGGCACCAATCCTTGACTATCAAGGAATGGATCCGATCAAAGATTCACATCGTAGAGCGGTAACTGCTATCCTGCTAGAAAACCAAGAAAGAGAAATGCGCGAAGAGCGTGCATTCCTCAACGAAGCTGCACCAACCAACGCAACCGGTTCATCTGGCGCTACTGCAGGTTTCTCTGCTAATGCCGGTTCACCAACCGCTGGTTTCGACCCTGTTCTGATCTCACTGATCAGACGTTCAATGCCTAACCTGGTCGCTTATGACCTCGCAGGCGTTCAACCAATGAATGGTCCTACTGGACTCATCTTCGCAATGCGTTCGCGCTACACTTCACAAACAGGCACTGAAGCACTGTTCAACGAAGCAGATACTTCCTTCTCTGGAAGAGATTCCAATTCAACAACCGCAGAACTTGGAAATGCTTACGTATCTGGTTCTGATGGAGCTTCTGTTGGTTTTGGTACTACAGCACAGTCTGGTTCAAATCCTGGTCTTCTGAATCCAGAGTCAGGTCAAGCTTACGACACCTATAATGTTGGTCGTGGCATGGACACCGAAGATGCTGAAGCACTCGGAACTGACAGCAATCAGTTCAACGAGATGGCATTCTCAATCGAGAAAGTCACCGTTACTGCTAAGTCACGTGCTCTGAAAGCTGAGTACTCACTTGAGCTCGCTCAAGACCTCCGCGCTATTCATGGTCTGAATGCTGAAGCGGAACTCGCAAACATTCTCTCAACTGAGATTCTTGCCGAGATCAACCGCGAAGTTATTCGTACCATCTATAAGGCTGCTGAGTCTGGTGCTCAAGCAAACGTTGCAACCGCAGGTACTTTCGACCTTGACGTTGACTCCAACGGTCGTTGGTCGGTTGAGAAGTTCAAGGGTCTGATCTTCCAGATCGAGCGTGATGCAAACGCTATTGCTCAGAGAACTCGTAGAGGAAAGGGCAACATGATCCTCTGCTCTGCTGACGTTGCTTCGGCACTCACCATGGCAGGTGTTCTTGATTACACCCCTGCACTCAACGCAAACCTCAACGTTGATGATACTGGCAATACTTTTGCTGGTGTTCTCCAAGGTAAGTATCGTGTTTATATCGATCCTTATTCGGCAAACGTTGCTGCCTCCCAGTACTACGTTGTAGGTTATAAGGGTTCCAGCCCATATGACGCTGGTCTCTTCTATTGCCCATATGTTCCTCTCCAGATGGTTCGTGCCGTTGGTGAGAACACCTTCCAGCCTAAGATTGGCTTTAAGACCCGTTATGGTCTTGTTGCTAACCCATTTGCTGAAGGAACCACTGCGGGTCTTGGACGCATTACTGCTAATAGCAACCGCTATTACAGACGTGTACGCGTCAACAACCTAATGTGAGTTAGGTACACATATTTTAAAGGGGGTCCCACTGGGACCCTTTTTTTATCTAAATAAAATATAATTAAAGCAGTATATAAAATGAAACCTACACCTAAAGAAAGCAAAATTATTCATGAATCGTATGAGAAGGTTGTCAATCACCTAATTGATGAAGGATACGCTGAAAATAAAGAAGATGCTGAAAACATCATTATTGGTATGAGTGAGCAATGGTATAATTTGATTATTCAGGAATAATATTTAATGTCTAGATCTAGTTTTTACGATAGTCAAATTCAAAATAGAAATTATCTTTCTCCAACTGGATTCAAACTATCTTTAGTGACAAAAGAAAAGGTTGATTTTTTTTCTAATACTGCTAAAATCCCAGGCATAACTTTTGGCACTGCAACACAATCGACTCCTTTAAGGATACTTGATATTCCTGGAACAGAAATAATCTATGAAGATTTTACTATGAATTTTTTAGTCGATGAAGACTTAAAAAATTATATGGTAATTCACAATTGGTTGACTGGACTTGGATTTCCAGAATCTATGCGCCAATTTAAAAATTTGACTACGGACGAAGATGGTGATCAAGAAGAAAAATTACAATTTTGTGACGGAAGTTTGCATATTTTAAATAGTAATTATAGGGATGTTGCTAGAGTTAAATTTATTGATCTATTTCCAATATCACTAACGTCTTTAGAATTTACGGCAACAGATACGGACATCAACTACTTTACAGCACAGGTGTCTTTCAAGTATACTGCATATAACATACTTGATGTAAACGGAAATCCTTTATGAATCTTGATGAAATTCAGGAGATGTGGCAGAGAGATTCTGTCATTGATCCTGATAATTTACATGATGAATCTTTAAAAATTCCTCAACTTCACGCCAAGTATTATACAATCTATAATACTATTACTTTGTTGCGTGAAAAAGCAAGAGAGACTTATAATCGAGTCAAACTAGAACGCTACAATTACTACACCGGAAAGGCACCTATAGAGGTTTAC